CCGCTGACGATGTCGTCTGGGTTGACGGTTGTGGTTTGTGCTGCTGCCTGTGCTGCTACTGCGTCAGCTTGTGCTTTTGCTGCTGCTGCTTTTTGAGCTTCAAAGTCCTGAATCTTTGTTTTAAGATCTGTTACCTTTTGTTGAACTTCTGCTAGATATTGCAGTTTTTCTGTTGGTTCCATTTCCTGTATTTTATTTAAAGACTCGGATGAGAACGTTGCTTGTGTCTCATAATATGGAGTTTTATAATTGTCATAAGTCATACCAGCTGTATTTCTGAATAACATTTCTCTGATACTCATTGACTGATTTGGCTTTGTTTTTATTTCTCCTGATGAAACATGAGCGTTACCTTTAACTTTGGACCATTTACTTACTACTTTTGATTTCTTGGTTGCCATTTTCTTTATTTATTTGTGTTACTATTAAACTTCCTAATCTCTGTACTTCTTTGTATAATACTGCTAGGGCAGAACCGTTTTCATATACCATTTCCTCTATTGAGTGATCTTTAATATATTGTTCTTTGTGTTCTTTCCATTTTTGTTGAAAATCTTTCACTTGTTTTTGCTCTGCCTTTGTCAGCTTTTTTTCTTGTACATTTTTCATAATTATATTTATTTATTGGTTAATATTAAGTTAAACTTGGGTTTGAATGATAAGGCATTGGTCTTAATGCGTCTACATTGTGATATAAACTAATCCATACTTTATCTTCGTTTTCATCTTCTATTGCGAATATTCTTGAATCTGGTGTACATTCTATAAATGATTGATTTAATAATGCATGACCATTAAATCTTCTTGATAATTCCCAATGTTTTAATGTGTCTCTGAAATCTCCTGCTATTCTATTGAATGAGTACTTATACTCTGCATAGCGTTGCTGATATCCAAATATTGCATTGTCTTCTGTGTCTGCCATATCTCCCGATACGTATAACTCTTTGTTATATATTGGTTGTTCACCGATATTTGCGAATTGTGGGAAATAATGATCGAACTTGTCGAACTTTTGCCAGAACTTGCTTAAACCTTGATTGTATGATGATTTTGGAATTACTCTACATACTCCTAATATAATTCCGTGCTCATCGAATGATTGTGTGAATCCTAATCCTGAACCTAATGCTAGTGCATGACCTGACATATCTCCAACTGGTCTATCGTTTGAACCGTCGTTAGCATATGTACTTAATACTTCTGATACCATGATAGGTGTTTTTCCACCTCCTAGATATTGTGGTACTTGTACTGTATAATCTGCGATTCTTTCTCCGAATATAGCATGAATTTGTTCTCTGTATCTTGAACCTGCTCTCGCCATTAATTCTAACCATTGTTGTAATGCTGATGCTTTTCTTAACTCGTTAATTGTTGCACCTGTTGCTGATGATAAATCTACTACATGAGTGTCTGATACATCTAAATTAACTAATGAACCCGAATCAGAGGATAATAATCCAGTACCAGTGACACCTGATTTTAATCCTTGTGAAGCTGAATAATTAACACCGTTTGATGATACTACATTTGTCGTTGGATTCGTTAAATCTCCATTGTAATCTCCAAATAATAATGGTGCTGTGTCTCCTAGTGGTAATGTTACTTCTCCGCCTCTTTGTAAGAATGGTAATGCTGATGTGAAATAATCTTTTTCCCAGTTACTTTTTCTTAACGTTAATTGTTCGTTAAGGTCTGTGAAATCTGATTCAATACCTGAATTAGTGTGTTGCTCATATTCGTCTCCTACATTTTGGTCTCTGAAATACTCATGCCATATTAACTGATATGCTCTGAAAGGTAATAATGATACTGCTTCTACTGAGCCTGTTGGAACGTCTTTCCATGCACCTTCTATAAAGTTTGCATCGTCTGCTACTGGGGGAATTCCCATGTAATCTGCTAATGAACCTTTTGTAAAATATGCTGATGTTGCTGCTTGAGTTGCGTAAAATCTAGGGTAGGAAGGTAGGTCGTTTCCGTCTTCTCCACCTGTGATGAAATCTTTCCATTCGTCCCATACTAGTCTGTAGGGTACAAAGAAATAATCTACTTTAAAATCCACGTTATGCATCATTGGTGCTAATAGTGGACTGAATCTTACCATTTGTTGCGTGTTTACTCTGAACGCATCTCCTG